ACTACCCAACGCACAACCCGAAACCACCCCCGAACCACCCGAAATCGAAATACCTGGAGGAAACAAAAGGAAGAGGTCTGCAAAGAGAAAGTCTTCCAAAAAAAGAACAACTCGTTCCAAAAAGAGGTCTCTAAAATAAGGAGACCATATATTTTCCGTTTACTAAAAAAGGAGTAAATGCTTACACTATATATGGTAAGCATTTATGTAACTTACAATAAAAACTTGACAGCATAATAAAAAATGGTCTCTTTGCAACGAAAATAATTTCTTTTTCAGATGAAACAAACTTAGTTACTGAAACATAAGAGAGTTAACAAAATTCTGAAAAAGAAATAATTTATGTAACTTTGAGACCTTTTTGTGTCTGACACTGGTACATATAACACTATATACTGTTCGCACTTGTTATGGAGTCATTTTCAGTTATAACCCTGTAATAAAATCCGCTGGAGAAGGTCTCCAAAGGTCTCTTCGTTTTTTGCTATAAAAATTGAAATGTTTTGAATAATGAATACATTTACAATATCAACTGTTATAAATTAACTTACAATGAACGCAACAACAACAACAATGAATACCCAACAACAAACTATAGAAATATCAACTGTAACCAAGTTTCGATTTGTGTATTCTCCAGAAATCGAAACAATCCTTCGTGAGTTTGCAAAAGATCACGAAGGAGAAGAAAGAAAACAATTCAAGCAATCTTGGGGTGTCTTTATGGAAGAAAACAAATTATTATTGGACAATGAATCGAAACGTATAAAACATGAAGGATATAGTAAAGATGTTTACGCAAAAATGTTTCATACTATAAAGTATTATTACGTTAAGAAGAGTAAAAAACAGAAGAAGCAGCAACAAGAACAAGATAATCAGCAAGAGAAGCAAGAAAATAAGGTCCACGAATCACACTCCCCAAAACAAAGAAGTTATAATAAATTAGGGAAACAATGGATACAAACAATTACAACTTTTATTAAGGATGATTTGGAATCATATAAACATACAAAAGAGATGAAGCCAGAGTATTCATATAATCGATTTTTAGAAAAACACGCAACAGAAGATGAAGAGTTACAATTGCGTGTAAAAAAATCATATAAAACCCAATATTATAAAATTAAAACGCACCAAAAAAATAGTGCAATAATATAATATGGTTATTCCAACAATTAATCAAGATATAAAAAGAAAGGTAATCGGACAAGGAACATATGGATGTATAATTAAGCCGGCGTATACGAAAACAGAAAAAATAAAACAAAGCAGCATATCAAAAATAGGATTAATAGATGAGACAAATGAGAATGAAGTAAAAATAGGAGAGAAAATAAGAAAGATTCCCAAATACAAATTCTTTTTTTCGCCGATTATAAAATCGGCGCCCTTATATTTACATAGTACCAAGCAAATAGAGACCCAAGACTGTCATTTGGTATTAAAAAACGAAGAAAGGCATCCGTCTCCAGAAAACCCAGAAGGAAATAAATACAACGTCCATACGATGGATTACGTAGGAAAATACAGGTTAGAAGAGCATTTCATAGAATTATTAAAGACCAAACCGATTCATTATATTCATGGGCATTTAATCCAGTGTCATAGTCATTTATTAAAGGCATTTATACAGTTAAAGAAAGCAAACATTATTCATTTTGATTTGAATAGTGGAAATGTAATGGTGAGTGATAAACGACAAACCCCTATTTTAATCGATTTTGGGTTATCGTTTGAAGCGAATGAGAAAGGGATTTCGTTGAAAAGAAGTGACTCCCCCTTTTTTAATTATTCAAGCGATTTCAATCCGTGGTGTATTGATATAACGGTAATATCGTATTACGTTCAAACGAAAAATGAATTATTGCATGAAATTACAGTAAATAGTAAAGAGTTATTAATATTAGTAGATGCACAATTAAAAGCAAATGGAAACATTTTTTCCAAATATATGAACGAAGATCAACGAAGCAGCTATAAAAACAATATGGTAACTTATTTCAATTCGTGGAATGGGAAGAGTGTAATGGAATTGTACCAAGATTTATACAAAGCGCGTTTTACGTGGGATAATTATGCGGGTGCATTGTTGATGTTAAAATTAGTGAAAAATATGGAACTACATAGTCCGTTTATCGATTCATATAAATCATTGCTAATAGAGACATTAACTGCTACGCCGAATAAACGGATGGATGCCGAATCGTTACAGACCCGAATCGATACATTACCAAGGACAAGTAAATTACATGGTCAAAAAAGGTTGAACATGAAAAAGAAGGCAAATTTATCAAGAAAAATAAAGAGTATACAAGCGTCTATCAATGATGCCAAGAGTCAAAACAGATTGTTAGTCAAGTAGGTGTTCAAGAACAAACCCATTATGCCATTCACTATATCGATTTTGTGTAAGACAATTCCGTACAATATCGATCGTTTTCAATGAAGAGAGTATTTCAGCGGTGTTTGAAAAGAAAGGCAATGCTTTGAAAAGGGAAAATCCAATTCCGGAAAAAAGGACAACATTATCTAAATCAAATTCTTGGTAGATGTCAATGGATTCATCAGTGGAAACGTTCCAGTAACATAACGATGGACGATATTTCGGGTAACAATCATAATAAACGTTATAAGATGAAACCATTTTCACAAAGTCATTTGAAAAGCGACCAAATAAAATAAATTTCATACTCCGTGCATCGGAAGCAATGGCACCGGAATCCTTTAACCCAGAAAACAACAATGAGAAGCAACCGTGATATTCACAATGGGTGTTAGAGTTATATTTAATGGTATTAAAAATCGTTTCCACGGTATCAACAATAGTATGACAATCTGAAAAGTGAATCCAGAAAGTATTTACGCCGACACATAAAATTCCCTTGTTACAATCGTCATCTAAGTACCAACTTAAGGCGATTGCCATACCCATAGCTTGGTATAAATGAGTTTTGTTATCTTTATACATGGATTGTCCGATTTCAACAATGGGAACAATATTGCGTAGTCCCAAGGATTGAATAAATTTAGTTTGCTTGTTCCATATTTCTTGTAGTCGGCACTTATGATATTCGCGTTGGTGTTCGGGTAGAGACAATATATACAGGGATTCTCGAATAAAGTATTCTGGTTCATAGCAAGAATATAATCCTTTAAATGTGCTGGAAGACTCTATATTGGTTTTATTCTGCCAATGGCGATGAATGGTTTGATCACACATATCCAGTGTTTTGTTGCCATAAGTGTAATAGTTCCATTGTTTTTGCTTACAAAGGGTTGTTTTCGAAATAGTATCAAAACAAACATCTTCTTTCTGGTTACGACATTGATGAATTTGAAACGTGTTGAGGGCTTTATTCAATAAAGATACGCGTTTGCGGTAATATTTACGAGATTTATTCAATGCGCGTTCATATGAGCGTATATTTTCCACAGAAGACAACCATTCGGGATGGTGTGTTTTCGTATATTGAATAACCAATTTTTCAAACAACCAATGAAATTTCTTGTTTTCTCGAGGAATCCATTTGGAAACTTGACTCAAGAATCGTGGTTGCATAACGTGGTCGTGTTTCCACGAAATGATGTCAAAGTCCAATTGTTCGTTGATAAGTTGAACGATCTGGTGTATCATTGGATGATGGGAACCTTGTTGGGTGTATCCCTTCAAGAATTCACACATATACTGACAATCTTTCCAGCTACCGTGGGAGGGTTGGTTGATATATTCGTTTTCATAAACAAATGACTGGAAAACACAGAATGCTAATTTCGGGAAAAAATCGTATAGTTCGCTAATTAAAAAATAAGAAACACATCGGTCTCCTTTTCCCAAATAATAATCGCGCGTATATAGAATCATCTGGAGAAATAGGAGTAAATAAGGATGGAGTTGTTTGTGTTGCATGTATTCATTTTTGAAGTCAATCAATAAATCGCGTACAAAAGATGAAAAGCAAGACGGAAACGGGTGGCGCTGGCGACATAAAATAAAAAATAGAAAGCAAAGCCTGTTTTCACATATCAAAGAAGTCTTTTCTTTAGTTAGTCGGGGGTACTCGAAAGACGAGACGCGGTCCATCATACGTCGTCTATGAAAGTATAGGCAAGTAATTCTATATGGTTTTTAACTTGAAGTTGAATAAATCTTGTCAACGTATCTTCATTGTTTTTTGAAAGGAAGGTTTAATTGCACCATTTTTAGTGAAAAAGCGAACCGTTTTATTGTGTGTGTGTGTGTCAGTCCTCTCTCCCAATGGTTTCAATTTCAATATAGATTTCGGAGGTTCTGGTTTGGGTGGGAGAGGAATATAATTGGATTTAAAAAGGAAGCAAACATAGGATGATGAATGTAAAACACGCAATGTGTCTGGGAATAGGATAGTTTCCACACGTGAATACTCGTGAAAGTATTCAGTCAATGCATCGGGAATGTGGTCCTTTTCACACAAAAAGGTCTCTAAGTCATCGTGTATAATTGAAATATGAAATTGACACAGTCCAATTAAGGAATGGTCTTTCTGATGTTCTTGAATCAATCCGTCTATTATGTTCTTTTTGAGACCTTTATCTTCCAGTGGGACCATTGTCTTCGTACTTTCAACAATATTTTTTTCATGGTCTAAATAAAGAAAACAACATTGTATTTCCGATAAAGGTTCTGGTTCTAATTGGGTATCAATCGATAGTAAATATTCCTGTTCTTCTATCCAATTCATTTGGAATATAGGAATAAAAAGGTTTCTGAAATTAAACTCATTTTAGTTATACGGAATACCAGCACCCCAAAAGATAAAAGATAAAAGATAAAAGGTAAAAGGTAAAAGAATATAAAAAACAAGACCCTTATATACTTGTCTTGATACAGCAACAGTGCATTAGAAAAAACTTATTAAACACATAAGAGCACACCATACCGGTATATTTATAATATACACTTGCACAAGACAGCAACTCACATAACAGGTGGGTCCCATTCGAGTTAGACTTGAATGTGTAAAATTGAAACTACTGTATGTATTGTAAATAGTGTACATACAGTATCCAAAAAGGTATTATAAGATAATGATTTCATTTTGTATCCCAAGAGTATATAAGGATGAATCCAGACAATTCATTTACGATAAATTAAATAAATTAAAGTTAGGTAAAATTCAGTATATAAAAGAAGTGCCGTGTAAAAACGACGACCAATATAAAAAAATCTTCATTCATTATACTCAATTTGATGAAAACAAAAAAATCCAAACACAATTTACAAATAAAGGCTATCTGAACATCGTATATGACAATCATTGGTATTGGAAATTATACAAGGCGCATTATCAGGTGCCTTCATGAAATAAGAAGGAGAATTGTTGTGAAATGCTGGGATGTAGGTTGTTGATATAACCTTTTGTCAGAGATAAAGAATGTTTGGAATAGCAACAAACGGGTGAATAATAAATCCATTGATTTTTTTTGGTTTCAGCATCTTTAATTTCTCGTGAAAATAAATCATCCAAAATACTATACATGTTTTGGTAATCAATAATTTCGTTTTTCAAGCTATTTTTCATAGTTTCCAATTCTTGTAAGCGCATTTGTTCGCGTTTATATTGATGTTTTTGTAATGTGCTTGGTGAAATGTGTAATTGTTCTCGTTTATCCCATTGATACAAAATATACTGTTTTTCGTTCTTTACATTGCGCATTTTTTCAATTAAATTGCGTCGATGATGCTTGTATCGTTTGATTACCTGAAACACATTGACGTGGCTGATAATAGGAAACAAATATTTCACGTGTTCCGGTAGCATAATAGAATGATGCAATCGTTGTTCTTTTATTTTTTCTTCAATCTCATTAAATTTATCAATAATCAATGAATTAATTTGTTTTTGGTCTTTCAAAAAGGTAACTTTACTGCTGGTCATTTCAAGAGAACTGTAAATGGTATCCAAATGATTTGCCATTTGTGAATAACTTTCCATAGTGGACTCCAATTTCAAGTAATGAATCATAGATAATAAAAAAGTAACAATAGCATTCATTCCGGAGGTGATTTCCAAATTCCATCTATTACACGATAAATAGGGGGATGTAATGGTCAATAAGGCACTAATAATCAATGTGGGGAACATCAAACAATGCAATTGGTATTGAGTAATCGATTTCGCCTCTAAATACAACTGGGTTTGTCCTTTGATAAACGTAATTAGTATATCTAGTTCATTGGAATATGGGGTATCTTGGGACACTTCATAGTACCGAGAAACGCTTTTTTCAACATCGCGAAACTTCAATTTACGAAAAAAATTACCAAAAGGGTGGTCTGTATGCATATCATCTTGGTATGTATTCGAATTGTCATCGCCATAATGTATGTGAGATTCGGCTTCATCTTCAGCTTCGCTGTTGCTTCCGCTACCATAAACACTTTCTAAAATAACAGGGCTACATCGCAAATGTTCTAATTCAGATTGAATGTCAATATACTGTAAAGATAAATCGATTTGTTCGAATGAATCGCGTGAAATCAGTCGGTCGTCTGGGCTATTTTTTCCGATTTCTAAATCTCCAAGTGAAATAGTGCGTGGGTGAGAATTAAAAAAATTGGAAGAAACATCTATTTGCTTCCAATTTTCCATAGGGGTGGGATTATGTTATTGTATCCGCAGATTATTTTTCCTTGTTTTCAACGTCCATTGGCTGTTTTTCAACCGTCGAATCGATGTGTTTATTTTGAATTTGAGTAATTAAGTGGTCGATCCGTTCTAATTGATGTAAATACTGTTGGCGCATTTCATCGCAGCCACAATGGTCTTCTGTGTTTAAATCCGATTTCTTCCACATGGAGTCATCTTTATGGTGTCCCCAACGACCCAATATATAACTGGGTTTTTCAGTAATCCGATTGTAAATACCTGATACAACGCGTCTGATCATGGTGATTGTTATTATACGTATAGAAGGTATTTTTTAAATGGTTCAATTTTCACAAAGATAAAAATTGAATCCATAAGGTCTCAAAAGAGCAACAATAAACCAAGTTTATGAATATGATACAAGAAAGAAGCAAATGTGAAATCCAAATGATAGAGGAATTGGAGGTAAAACAAAAGAATAAATATACAAAAGACGACAAGCAATGGTTGCGATTACAATTGAAGGATTATAGTGCAATCAACAAATGTCACATTATGACAACGCGTTTTAATAACGAAACGTTGGAAGAAAACAAGAAATATAGGGAAAGCTTGTCAAAAGTAAAGTGTATATATTGTTGTCCGGATGCGATTGCGCGTGCAATCCCATATGAATCCACATTGTTTGTACTGGAAATGAACAATAGCGAGAACAAGATAGTAGGTATAGGAAAAATAAAAAATAATCCGAAGTTACAAAAATATGTTGTATATAATGAAAACAATTATAACCGGTATCAGTACATCGGAAAACAGCGCATCGATAGAAATGAAATGGATGAAGAAGAAGAAGAAATTATGCAATTGTTTGATAATTGGTGTTTCAAAGGGATGGGACACATGAAGCGTGGACAAGGAATAAAGAGTTTCCCATTGGACAAGTTATATTTCCACTCTCGCTTTGTAAATATTCATAAAACAGTAAAACAAATGTTCAAAAGAAGAACAAACACAAATACAAATACAAATACAAATACAAATACAAATACAAATACAAATACAAATACAAATGACGAAAAAGAGTCATCTGAAGAGAACCCAAAAATGAAATAAAATAAAATAAAATGTCTAACAATATAATAAAAGGAATTACGAATTAAATATAATGCCATCGTATGACGTAAATAATTATAGCGAAGAAGAATTATTACAAATTTTAGACTTACAAGACCCAAGTGACCGGGAATTAGAAGCCAAGATATTGTTCAATATAAATAAATACATGCACATAGGAAATGCTTCTGCCAAACATTTGGTAGAATTCTTCGAAGACATATACAAGCATTTTTTTTCAGTGGAAGAACAAGGTGACAAGGAGTTACAAGAAGGGTTTGACGAGGGAAATGATAACGACGAATCAGAAGAGGAATATTACGAAGACGATAATATCGGTTCGCAAGCATTGTTGCTACCTTCCTCCCACAAGAATAAAATTATTGAACAAGTAGAAAATCAAGAAACACAAGCCCAGGTAACCGTTCCGCGTGAATTGGAAGCAGGACAACAAAACCAAATTCGGCGGGAATTTGTAAATCGGTTAATCACGATTGACAGTACCTATAGGCCAAACAAGGAGACCTTA